ATGGAACTAGACCCAAAGTATTGCGATGTAATCGTAAAGCGCTGGGAAGATTTCACAGGCCAGAAGGCCGAACTTGTTTAAGCGCTGGGCCATCCTATACTTACATGATGGCTCACCGCTAGACGGAGCAGTGTTTGTGCAGAAGCCAGCCGCAGAGAAAATGCTGCGAGGTTTAGTTAATAAGCACAAACTTTACATTTCAGAAGTATATTTAGCGGAGTTAAAAAATGGCAGAAGGAGTGGGGCGTCCTCCCCACCAACCAACTGACCAGGCTAGGCTACAAGTCAAGACTCTGGCAGCGGTAGGTGTACGGCACGAGGACATAGCGAGCAAGCTAGGCATTAGCGCAGACACGCTCACAAAGTATTATCGTCAGGAACTAGATGACGGGCGCATTGACGCTAACGCACAGATTGCAAAGTCTTTATATGAGCAGGCCAAGTCTGGGAACACAACGGCTATGATTTTCTGGCTCAAGACTAGGGCTGGCTGGAAAGAGACGCAGGTTAACGAGATGACGGGTGCGAATGGTCAGCCGTTGAACTTTACATGGCAGAAGTCGTAATCCCTTACAAGCCTCGTGACCAACAACTCTCTCTCCATCAGACAGTTGATGCTCACCGATTCTCTGTTGCGGTGGCGCACAGACGATTCGGAAAGACTGTTGCGGCAATCAACCAGATCATTAAAGCTGCGCTGCAATGCGAACGGGAAGCTCCTCGTTTTGCCTACATCGCTCCAACTTACACCCAAGCCAAGCGAGTAGCCTGGGACTACCTGCTTAAGTACACACAACCGCTAAACGCTACTGCGAACATCTCAGAGCTAAGGGTGGACTTCTACGGCAGGCGCATAAGCCTTTACGGTGCAGACAACCCAGACTCACTCCGAGGGATATATCTTGATGGGGTAGTGCTGGACGAAGTGGGTGACATGAACCCGAAAATCTGGAACGAAATCATCAGGCCAGCTTTGAGTGACAGGCTAGGGTGGGCAATGTTTATCGGTACTCCCAAAGGGGCCAACCATTTCAAGGATTTGAGAGATCGGGCAGAGAAGGAAGTTGGCTGGGCTCTATTGGAATTCAAAGCGTCTCAAACGGGCATTGTCCCTGCTGAAGAACTTGAGGCTGCCAAGAAGGAGATGGGCGAAGACAAGTACAACCAAGAGTTTGAGTGTTCGTTTAACGCTGCCGTTGAAGGTAGTTACTACGGGCAGATACTCAATACTCTTGAGCAGCAGGGTAGGTTCTGCGAGATCGTTAGAGACGACTTCTGTAAAACCTACGCAGCGTGGGATCTAGGGGTCGGGGACTCTACCTCAATCTGGATTGCTCAAGTGGCGGGGCAAGAAATTAGGCTCATGGACTACATTGAAAACCACGGGCAGGGTCTCGACTGGTATGTACGGGAACTCAAGGCAAGGAACTGGGAGAAGGCTGAAATGCTCCTCCCGCACGATGTGGAGGTCAGGGAACTCGGAACGGGACGCTCTAGGCTGGAGATGCTACGAGAGGCCGGACTTGACTGTACAGTCGTACCGAGACTTCCTGTAGACGATGGCATTGCAGCAGTTAGGCGACTTCTTCCGAGGTGCTGGTTCCACAAGGCCACGAAGCAGGGACTAGACTGCCTTAGAAACTACCGACGGGAATACGATGAGAAGCGTAATGTATTCTTTGATAAGCCTCTACACGATTGGAGTTCTCATGGCTCCGACGCTTTCCGCTATCTTGCTCTCGGAATGGATACAGGATCGAACTGGGGCAAACCGCTAAAACTTAACACTTCTTGGATAGTGTAACTCTTGAGTGTTTAAGGTTTATCAATTACATTCGCAGGCTTTAAAAGCTGCCTGGGCAAGAAAAAAGGCAGAAAAGGAAAACCATGACGGAAATTGAAATTAAAGCGATTCTTGATTCTGAAATTTCGGATTCGCTTGGATACATTGAGACCGAGACAACCGAAGCCCGACGCAAGGCTATCCAGTACTACAACCGTGAGGGTTACGGCAACGAGGTTGAAGGCCGATCCACGATCGTGACGGGTGAGGTTGCAGAGGCAGTTGACGGTGCATTGCCTGCCATCATGCGAGTATTCACCCAGTCTGATGACGCTGTGCGCTTTGAGCCTAATGGCCCAGGCGACGAGGAGAAGGCTAAACAAGCGACCGAGTACTGTAATTGGGTGTTCTATCGGGATAACCCTGGTGTGATGGTTATGCACACTTGGTTCAAGGATGCGCTCCTCCAGAAGAACGGAACGGTAAAGGTTTACTGGGACGAAAAGGAAGAAGTCAACACCGAGTCCTATGAAAACCTGACGCAAGAAGAACTGACCATTCTTCTATCTGACGAGCAGTATGAAGTTGTAGAGCAGGACGAGTTTCAAGTGGGTGAGCAGCCTATGCCGCCTACGCCTGAGCAGATGATGCTGGCGCAACAGACTGGGCAGATGCCTGAGCCTGTGATGCAGCCCGTCATGGCCTACAACGTCAAAGTGAAGAAGATCGAAAAGAAGGGCAAGGTTGTTATTGAGAACGTGCCGCCAGAGGAGTTTATTATCTCCAAGAAGGCACGAGACATTGCCACAACCCCTTTCTGCGCCCACCGCAAGCTCGTGACTCGCTCTGATCTCATTGCTATGGGATACCCAGAGGATGTGGTCAACGACCTGCCGACATACGAAGACCTGACGTTTACGCCTGAGAAGGTTGCGAGATACACGCAGGGTGAGCAGCCGCTAGATCGCCAGAGCCTTGACCACTCCATGCAAGAGATTGAGGTATACGAGTGCTATATACGCATGGACGAGGATGGTGACGGTATTGCTGAACTGCGGAGGATTGTCTACGCAGGTATGGAAGTGCTGGAGGATGAAGAGATTGATTACGTCCCCTTCTGCTCTGTCTGCCCGATCCCGATGCCGCACAAGTTTTTTGGCCACAGTTTGGCTGACCGGACAATGGACTTGCAGCTTATTAAGTCCACGATCACCCGTCAGATTCTGGATAACCTCTACCTAACCAACACCCCACGAGTGACTGCAGTAGAGGGCCAAGTGAACCTTGACGACCTCCTAACGCAAGCGGTTGGTGGGGTAGTAAGGGTAAAGAATTCAAGCGCTATTGGCCAGCTTTCTGTGCCTCCTGTAGCGTCTCAGTCGTTCCCAATGCTCCAGTATCTTGACCAGATTCAGGAGAAGCGGACGGGGGTCAGCATGGCCTCACAAGGGCTAGACCCCAACATCCTACAGAACACGACCGCCACTGCGGTAGCGGCAATGCAAAACGCTGCTGCCTCAAAGGTCGAGTTGATGGCGAGAATGTTTGCTGAGGGCGGTGTGCGTGACCTGTTTAAGAACATCCTGCACCTGCTCTGTAAGTACCAAGACAAGCCTCGTGTGGTCAGACTGCGGGGCAAGTATGTCTCTATTGATCCTCGTGAGTGGGATTCCAGCTATGACGTGACAGTGAACGTTGGGCTGGGAACTGGAAACCGCCAAGAGCATATGGCTATGCTGGCAATGATCCTTCAGAAACAGGAGCAGCTACTTGGACAGGGAGCAATTGGTCAGGCTTTGGTTGGAATATCACAATATCGAGCCACGCTTGGCAGATTCATCGAAAGCGCTGGATTTAAAGATTCCGCTGAGTTTTTCAGAGAAATCCCCCCAGAGGCAGAGCAGGCGATGGCAGCGCAGGCGCAACAACAACCCGATCCTCAACTAATGATGCTCCAGCAGCAGATGCAGATGCAGATGCAAGCAGAGCAGGCCAGAGCGCAGAACGAGATTCAAATTAGTCAGGCCAAAGCGCAAGCAGACATCCAACTCCAGCGAGAGAAGGCTGCTGCTGCGATCCAGTTGGAGCGTGAGAAGGCAGAGGCAAGCCTACAGTTGAAGGCTGCTGAGTTCCAGGCAGAAGCACAACTCAAGGCGGCTAAGGTCAGCGCAGAGATCACCGGAAACGTCGAGATTCCTGGGAGTTACTAATGAATCCAGAGAGGGCGGCAACGCTCCTGCGAGATGAGTTTTTTGTAGATGTTGTGAAAAAACAACAAGAGATGTATATTCAGGTCATCCTGAATAGTCGTGAGGAAGATGTTGATTTGAGGGAAAGAGCCTTAATCAAGCACCGAGCGATTGAAGAGTTTATAGCGTCAATCCAATCTATCGCTGACAAGAAAGAGATAGAGAAGAAACGTATCAAGTTTTTTTAAACCGGAGTCAATATGGAAAACACCAACCCGCAAGGGAGTGCAATTAGTGTGAGTCAGGCTGCTGGACAATTTCTTGGCATGATGGACGGTGAGGAGGCGCAAGCCCAACCAGACCCTTCCGAAGTGATTGAGGATACGATCGAGCAGGAGGAGGTGCAGGAAGACCTTCACGAGGATGACTACGACGAGCCAGAAGAGGAGCCAACCCCCACCTATCGTGTAAAGGTAGGCAAGGAGGAAGTTGACGTTCCGCTAGATGAGCTTATCCAGGGTTATTCACGAACCAAAGACTACACAAAGAAGACTCAGGAGGTTGCGGAGCAGCGCAAGGCAATCGAGGCTGAAAGGTCAAAGATTGAGGAGGCTGCGAAACTTCGTGACCAATATGCTCAACGTCTTTCCATCATTGAGCAGATGCTCCAGCAACCGGAGCCAGACCTATCTCAGTTGAAAGAGACTGACCCCATTGGCTATGCCGTGGCAGTCGCAGAACAAACTGAGAGACAAAAACAACTAGCCGCAGTCCAAGCAGAACGGGCAAGGTTGGCTCAACAGCAGCAGTCTGAGCAGGCAGAGCGTCTCAAGATGCATCTGGCTAGTGAAGCCGCAAAGCTGAGGGAGGCAATCCCCGAATGGCAGGATGAGGTAAAGGGCGAGATCATCAAGAAAGAGATTCGTGAATACGCCAAGTCTGTTGGCTTTACTGACCAAGAGCTTGCACAGGTTTACGACTCCCGAGCAGTGACCGCACTTTACAAGGCTGCACAGTACGACAAGCTGATGAAGGGCAAGATTGACGCTACTAAAAAGGTGTCTCAAGCCCCCAAGATGCTGCGTCCTGGCACAAGTAACCCTGAGTCCCGTCAAACGGAACAGAGTAAGAAACTCAAACAACAAGTAAGGAAGTCTGGGAAGGTAAAAGATGCCGCCAGACTCTTTGAATCATTTCTCTAATTGAAAGGAAGTAAAAATGCCTACATTCGGTACATTCGGCGCTAACGCCGCCAAGGGTCTTCGTGAAGACCTTGCTGATGTTATCTATGACATCTCCCCCCAAGACACGCCCATCATGTCCTCGATTGGCAAGACCAAAGCTACTGCGGTCTTCCACGAGTGGCAGAAGGACTCCCTGGCTGACGCTAACACCCTCAACTTCTTGGCTGAAGGTGCTGACGCTACTGCCGCAACCCTGACCCCCACCGTCCGCATTGGTAACTACTCTCAGATCGTTGGCAAGACGATTCAGGTCTCGAACACCCTTGAGGCAGTTGACAAAGCAGGTCGTAAGTCTGAGAAGGCTTACCAGCTTGCCAAGGCTTCTGCTGAACTCAAGCGTGACATCGAGGCAATCATCACTGCGAACCAAGCCCGTGATGCAGGTGCTTCTGGCACTCGCAAGATGGGTACGCTCCTCTCCTGGATCACCACCAATGTGAACAAGCAGGCTGCTGGTACGAACCCCACGGGTGACGGTACGGATGTTCGTTCTGACTCCGGTACGACTCGCACCTTCCAAGAGTCCATGCTCAAGGATGTGGTTCAGAAGGTCTTCACGGCTGGTGGTACGCCCACCCTGCTCGTGGTTCCTCCCGCACTCAAGCAGGTTGTCTCTGCTTTCACGGGTCTGGCCCAGCATCGCTACAACAGCAACACTGGCGGTGACATCACCATTCTGGCTGGCGCTGACCTGTATCAGAGCGACTTCGGTGTTCTCCAGATCGTTCCCAACCGCTTCA